CATGATATTTCCTCGTAAAACAGGGGCCGAAGCCCCGTTCTATCAATTACTTAAAAATTAAGCAACACGATAGATTGTGTACGCTGCATCACCTGTTCTGCGGAAACGAAACGTGCCAGATGTGTTGCTGGTTTTAGTCAGCGAATCTTGGATTGTGTCGTTACCAACAAGGGTGTTGCCCGTGCCAGCAGTAAAAACCACATCATTTCCTGCATTGTCACCAATGTTGATGAAAGAGCAGTCAAATGTTGAACCAACTTTAAGGCTGGAGAACGCAGCGTCAAGCAGCGCGCCTGTTGGGAACACATAAGCGCCTGCGTCTGTGCCGCCTGAGTCCATAGTACACACACCAGCAGCCAAATCCTCTGCTGTGATAGTGACAGACGCGCCGGTCAATGCAACTGGTGCGCTGGTGTTGGAAAAACTGATTTCGCCAAGATTGCCATCGCCAACTTGGTAACCACTTGCGCCATTAGGGAGTGCCATGATAATTTCCTTTCAGATTAATTTGAAAACCGGGGCCGAAACCCCTGGTTCGGTTTAGCCGAAGATGCGGCAAGCCATTTGTGGACGAATGGTATTGAAACCATACAAAACGTCAACACGGCAAGGCATACGATCGTTGTTGATGTCGTACTGACGCACAACACGCAGGCTGATACCGTTGTGAACGGCACGGCTTGCCATGTCAACGCCTTGGGGCAGCAACAAGTCAGCAGTGGCGAACGCAATGGCGTCGCGGTGGTACACCAAGTTCTGTGGGAACGAGCCGCTGGCAGCGCCAACGAACACAACTGCTTGACCGGAGGCGGGCAAGGACACCACGGTACACAGAGCGTTGCCAGCCGAGTAGATCGGAGCAACAGTCACAGTAGCTGTGGTGGTAACAGTTGAAGACGAGATTGCCACGAACTGGAACAGCGAACCTGTGGACTCACGAGTCTGTGGGTTAGCGGCGAAGCAACCAGCGATGGTGAACACGTCACCAGGGTTGATGGTTTCACCAGAACCGACAGTCAGAGTCAGAGTGGTTGCGCCTTCAGCAGTCACGGCAGCAGCAGTTGTGGTGCCAGTAGCAGCACGAGTACCGCAGGTGTGGACCTTGATCGACTGGCTCATGTTGACTTCTTCGTAGCCCAACACTTGCTCACCCATCATGCCGTTCTTAAACTGGCGAGAGATGACATCTGTGGGGTTGAAGAAACCAGCCAAACCGTTGACCAAAGCAGCGTTAGCGGCAGGGTTCACGGTAGCGTAACGAGGCGACATGGTAGCGGCGTTCTCGTTCAACTTCTGCTGGGCTTGCAACAGCACCAAAGCGGTTGCGGGAGCAACGCCTGGAGTGCCGACAGAGTTACCCACCAGACGGTAAGCGTTGGCAACGTCAGCGTCCACGGTAGAGGCCAACTGGCTGATACGTGGCTTCAAGACACGCTCTGCGAAGTCGTCCAACTGCATGGTCAATTCAGCGGATGTGAAGTTGATACCGATGTGCTTCTGGCTGGAAACAGTCAAAGTGGTGAACTGTTCGTTGTCGTCCTGAACTTGCAGGGCAGCGCCGTCAGTCACCAGAGCGCGGTCGGGCAAACGGATACGCAGGGTCGAACCAATCTTGGCACCTTCAACAGCAAAGCTGTCGTCGTACTGGCGGTTCACGTTGCGGGTGATCACCAAGTTGTTCTCAAGAATTTCGAGAGACTTGCGGGTGATCATGTCAATGGTAAGAAGCGAGTTACTCATGATGATTTCCTAAAATTAGCGGTTGCGAAGTGCCCGCGCCTTGTCGAGTTGTCGTTGGCGCTCGGCAGCAATCCAGTCCGATGTACTCATGCTTTTGACAGAACGAGGATCGGTGGTGTCAGTGACACCAGTGGTTGTTGCTCGTGCGGTTACCGGACGAATCGGGTCAGGCGCAGTTGAAGTTTTCTTTTGGAAAGGCTCGGCAGATATCTTAGCCTCAACTTTTCCAATCTCACGCGCTTGCAATAGCGGCGACAAGCGAGATATGCGATCAGCTTCCTTGGGGTTGCTGCCCAGCCAGTAGGCCAGATCAGGTCCAAGGTCAGACGCTTTGATGGTTTCGGCCATTACATCGGTGACTCGAAGGTTCGGGTTATACGCAACTTGGTCAAAGTCATCGTATTTAGACCGGGCCTCTTCCTCACGCTCTGCAAAGGTTTCTTCAATCTCAGCGCGTTGTTTCTGGATTTCCCGATGTTGGACCAGTTTTTCAGCTTCAGCACGGATGAAATCACCGTATGCTTGGGGGCTGTCAAATTGATCGGCAGTCGGAATCTCCGTTGGCGCGGCTGGCACGGGTGCCTGCTTTGCCTGCTGCTCACGTTCCCATTTGCGCTGTTCTCTTGCGAGGCGCTTGCCAATCATCGCGTCGATTTCAGCTTGCGAGTACTTTTTTTCCTCTTGGGCGTTACCGTCTTGACTTTCGGCTACTACCGGCGCATTTTGTGCATTGTCCGTGGTGGCCGTCACCTCGGGTGCTTGCGCGGAGTCTACTTCCGCTAAGGCTTGGACTTCATCAGTCATGTTTAACTCGTGTGAGTTCCCGGTCTACTGGGCCGGTACAGTTGAATATTACACCTAAAAATTTATTTGGTGTTGATTGGTTTGCAGTAAATCACGCCAGCAGATGAAATCTGGATGGCGCTGACTCGCCACAGACCGCTGGTGCTGATTGGCACTTTGAATGCAATAGGTGTGAACGATGGGATCGGGGTGCTGGCAGTTGTTGCCACAGCATCTTCGCCCACTTCAACGTAGCAGGGTTGGTCGGACCAAACCATGACGCCTTCGGGGCCAGCGGGCCAGCCAGTTGTGTTGGCCGCTGTACCTGTGAAAGATGCAGTTTGAGCAGGAAAACCTGCTTTGGTGAGAGCGTTGAGAAGTTCCATGATGGTTCCTTTATGCCAAGAATTTTAGCTTGTACAGGGTGGACAGGTAAAGCCCGACGATTTCGTCGATGATGTTCTGGATCGGGGTGTCATTTTTCTCCACCACCTCGTACCGCATACCCTCAATGTCTTTGAGCGACTGCTCCAGAAACTCAATGATGTTGCCGTTTTTCTTGGCGCTCATTAGGCTGATGGGTCCAATTAGACCACGACGACCTTGGTAAGCCTCGGCGAACTTGTCGGCCAACTCAATCACATCCTCGTAAAAGTGCCGCAGCGCCTTGTGTTTGGAGTATGACCGGGTGTTCAGGTGAACCGAATGGGCCACGTCACGAGCCAAGAACAACTCGCCTACAAAATCAGCGCATTTCATTCATGTCTCCTTGGGGCGGCATCATCTCTGGCTGCATTTCGGGCATCTCGCGCTGCTGGTTCATCATGACCATGTTGTCATTTGACTCCAGCGCAGCAGCCACCACACCCATAGCAATGTCTTGGATCTGTTGCTCAGTCATGCCAGCCTGGACAGCGGAAATGCGCTTAGTCTCAGCATCAAATGCCTTAATCTGGTTGGCCTGTTCTTTGATCTCCAAGTCACGGACTTCCATGCTCTGGTTGACGTTTTGCAACATCTGGAACATGTTCTCCATCTCAGCCTGCATGGCCTGCATCTGCTGGTTGGCAGCGGCCAAGGCTGGATCGTCATCATCGGCCAACACTTTGGGGTCGATGGTTTTCTTAAACCGCTTGGCGAGGTCTTGAGCACCAGGCCAGTCCATGTTCTTGACAAACAAGTCACCGGCCACACTCCACAATTGTGGGTTGCCTTGCAGCAACTGAGCCATCGACTCAAGGGCTTCCTGACGCTTGGTAGCGTAACCAGGACCAGTGATCACACGCACATCGTACTTGCCAACAGACGGGTTATATATCTTTTCGATCAACGTGCCCTCTTGGTCCACGATGCGCTTGACTGGTTCCTCTTGCATCGGGTTCATCTTGACGGAATCTGGCTCACCGTCTTCGCCAATGATGCGGGCAATGCGCTCAGTGTCGTAAATCTTGGGTATCAGGTCCACCAGTTGACGGCCAATGTGACGGATCGCGCGGGCCAAGTTGTCAACGTAGTGGTAGGTGCCAATGTCGCCTTCGCGCTGGCGGGCAAGAATGGCTTTACCAGAACGCTCGTTGCTGGTCATGCCCAGCGATGCGTTGTACTGGCCTGTGGCCGACTTGATGTCCTCGGCAGCGCCCGCCTTGGCTTGCAGCAGGCCGCTAGAGGCCATTGGAGGCTGTGCCCGCTGGGGTAGTGGCAACACAGCGCCTTGGCCGTCTGTAACGTCTGGATTGACCTCCAGATAGGGCCAATTGTTCGTGTTGGCAGTCTTCCACTGCTGTTCGTAGCCTTCAAACTGACCGCCGTAGCCAATAAATGGGGCTTTGGGGGCCAGCGCCAGCATCTCAGCTTCTTGGCTTACCCAGTAGTTGTACATGCGCTGGGCGTCCTTGGCGTTGCGCACCAAGCCCGACACGTACATCTGGCCGTCCACCTCAAACTCGTTGCCGACCACGCGCACCACGGGAATGTAAGCACCGGCCCACTCGCGTTCTTCAAGAATGTCGTAGCCGTTGATCTTGCACCACTTGACCTTTTTGCGGTCAGCTTGGCGTTTGCGGATTGGCGCACCAAACATCTTGCGCAGCATCTTGTCCTCGGGCGTGTCCGTGAACGCAGTCTGGTTGCCGGGGTACAAGTTAAGCGTGTGCTTTTCGTACTCAATGTAGAAATACTCGGCGATGCGAACAGTGTTCTCGCCAATCCACTGTGCGATGGACTGATCGCCAACGCCAAGGCTCATCAAGGTGCTGATAGGCGCTGCATCGGGGTACATGCGCTCATATTCAGCTTTGGTCATGTCCTCTGTTACAAAGCACCACTTGGCATCTGCGCCAGTGGGGTCTTGAATCATGGGGTCCATGTAGACGCTAAAACTGTTGCGGATGCGTCCGATCTTGATGTCCTGATCAAACGTGTCTTCGTCGCAGTACTCAGTCAGCAGCCGGATGTAGCCTTCACCATAGGACACTTGGTTTTCGCAGGCTGTGTCATAGGCCACATCAGCATCTGAGATGTACTCGATGTGACGAATCACGCCGTTGAACACGTCTGCCATGTCCACATCGGCCTTGTCGTCAGCCGGAATCACTTTGATGCCAGGGCGGTTCATGCGCTGCTCGTTTGTCACTTGATGAACGTGCTGGGGCAGCTTGTTGATGGTCAGGCAAGGGCGGGCGTTGATCGTTTGGCCCTGCACAGAGCCGCGAGTCTGGAGCACGTCAGCAGGCCACTGCCACTGGTTGTCTGGAGAGCCTGCATAAAACCGCAGATCGTCAAGTTCGTCTTCCCGAGTTTGGGAAAACGCCGCCATCGCCATCTTCATGCGTGAACGGGCAACGGTTAGAATTTCCTCGGAACCGTCTTTTGACGGGTACGGTCCGTTTTTCGCCACATTAGCTGCGGCTACGATTCCGGTAGTGTCTTTCATGCGTCAAATACTCCGAGGGTGTGTGATTCCCGCATGACCAGAAGGTTGTCGCCCTCATACTTCAAATCTTGGCCGATGGAATCACCAAATAGCACCTTGTCACCGACTTTTACGTCTTTGGCGTCAGGCCCAGCGGAGATTACCACACCCGTGCCAGTTTGTTTGTCACGCAACAGGATAAACAACTCATGTTTTTCCATGTCTGGACGCACGATCAGGCAGTCTTGCAAGGCTTGTAAACTCATATTATCCCCAAACTCGCATAGGTGTTGCAGGTGTCACTGCAAAGGGTTCCAAGGCTTTGTCGTTCTCACCAGCTAACAAACGCACGTTGACATGCCAGCCTTGGATTGGAGCCATCACAGGTACGTCCTCCCCATCTTGCTGCGTTGTTGCGCCAGTGGGTTTGTAGATCACACCGATGGTGTCAATGTTGGTGTAGTTGGGTTTGTCCTCTGCGCCGTACAGCACTTTGTTGGCCGCAGCTTCGTCAGGAAATGCTAGGTAATAGTCCATGATGTGTCCTTAAGCTGTGATGGCTTGCAGTTCAGCGTTGCTCAAGCGGCGAGGGTAATAGACTAACTTTGCAATATGCTGAGAACCAATGGCAGTCCCGGCCAAGCATCCAATTTCTGCACGGTTTACAACAGGTAAAGTTCCAGAGGTATCTGTTGTTACAGTACCGCCGTTTCTTGATGCTGCAAAATCATTGACTTTGTAAGCGCCAGCAAGTTGGTAGCTTGTTCCAGCAACCATTGTTCCTGTTGCTATGTTGGCCTGAGATGTACCTGAAGTAGTTGCGGCCAAGACTGTTTGCGCCCCTGATGAAGCGTAACGCAACCCAACAAAGTTAGCTGTTGTGTTATCGGAAGCCAAAAAGATGTTTTTATTAGCGCCAAAATTTGAAACCATCGGTCTAAATTGAGCGTAGAAAGTTCCTTCACCTTGGTTATACCAAGTGCTGAAGTTTGTTCCTGTCATCACTGCCACATCAGCCGAGCGTGTGACCTGTGAAGCCACTGTTGGGATGTAGCTGGTGCCAAATGCTCCGGCCTCCAGTTGAGCGCCCCAGATGTAGATGCCGCTTATGCCGTCACCTGTGTAATTAGCAGCGCCCGTTGCGTTTGAGCCTTTAAATACCCACTGCTGCGCTGTAGTAACACCAGTGACTGTTGCAGTGACAGCGCACCTATACCAACCATTACCAACAGGTGTAATAGAAGGAATTGGCACAGATACGTTAGCAGCGGCAGTTGCTGAACTGCCAATTGCGCCAGTGGAAAGATTAAAAGTAGTGCGGGAAATGTTAACGCCGCCCCCATCACCTATGCCGACAATCACAAAAGCGCCTTCAGCCGCTTTTGCAAACACAGATGCGGTCAACGTAGTTCCGCTAACAATTGTTACAGACGTTGCGTTTCTAACTGTGTGGCTTCCCGTTGCGGTATCTTCAACCAGTTTGTCACCAGTTATAGCGCCATCAGGTGCAACCACAATGTTAGCCGTGATACTGCTGCGTGTCTTTGTCCAAGCCGCATTATCAAACTGCGCAGAGTACGTCAGCAGGTTCGTCCGCTGTTCTTCAATTAGCAACCCCAAGGCGGTTTGCGTGGTAGGTGTGTAGTCAAACCGTGGCGCGTCGATAGCTGCTGTTTCCAGCACAGGAATGTAGTTGGTGATGGCCTGCGTAGTTGTGGGGGTGTAGGCTGTGACTGCGCTGCGTTGCTCCAGTTGAGCGCCCCAAACAAAAACCTGTCTGTTGCTTCCTGTGTAGGACTCAAGACCATTTTGAGCAGCGGTAAAGGTAACCGCGTCTGTTGCCATACCAAGATGGGTTGACAGTGTTGCTGTTGAGCCTGACACAAAAGTAATGATGCAACGATACCAACTACCCCCAACACTTTCAATGCTGGCAGATGTTGTTAACCACCCCGACCCAGACTCAGAAGTGAGGCCAGGAGACCCCGAAGACAGGTCAAACTTGGCAGACGCCCATGTGTTTGCACCAGCAGAGCAAGCCAAAATTACATATTGACGGTCTAAATTTCTAAAAAAAGCAGATAAGGTATAAGTTACGCCTGCTGTTCCAGAAAAAGTTCCCGAAACGCTATGTGAGCCAGTTGCAACGCCATCATCCAAATTGTCGGCAGTTGTTGTGCCGTCAGGTGCTGAAATGGCGTTTGCTATTACCGTTGTGTTTTGTTTAGCCCAATACGCATTGTCAAACTCTTGCGAATACAACAGCAAATTTTGTTCTGCTAACGCCGTTTGGGTGCCGTAGTAGGTGGCCGTGCTGGCGCGGGTAAAGGTAATGCGGGGGTCCATAGTTTGTGCTCCGGCAAATTGCAAGATAAGTGACGGCGATAGCCTGCCCAACAAGTTTGAGCCACCCAGTGTGACGTGTGGTGATACGCCTAGTGAAACAGCGTTTCTAAAGCCAAGAAAACTCATTTTTTACCTTTCGCGGGGGCTTTTTGCGTAGCGTCACGCTTGACGGAATACGCAATTGCCACAGCCTGCTTGACCGGCTTGCCAGCCGCCACTTCAGCCTTGACGTTCTTGCGAAACGCCTCTTTTGAGGGTGACTTGACGAGTGGCATTACTTGGCCTTTTTGGCAGGTTTGGCTGTCTTGGCCGACTCTTTAAAGTCCTTGGCCGTAGGCGCTCCAGCAGCGCCAGGTTTGCGCATCTTCTCGCCAGAGCCAGCAGCAATACGGGCGCGTTTAGCGTTAATGTTACTGTAAAGTCCAGGTTTCGTAGCCATGATCAGCACTTCCATCGTTTAAGTGATGCCTTGGCCCGTTCTGCTGGACCTTTGGCGTTTTTCACAACCCCTTCCATGCGGGCGCAGAACGAGTCTTTACGGCCTTGGTCGGCTTTTGTCTTTGGGCTGGGCGCAGGCGCTTTCAAGTTAGATCCAGTGGCTGCGTTGTACTTGGCGCGGCCCTTTTCTGTCAAGCCAGCACCCTTGGATGCGGGCAACTTCTCACCACGTCCGACAGAAAGTGACACGCTTTTCTTTGTAGCCATTCAAGCCCCCATCCATCCAGTTGAGACTGCACCGCGCTCTGACACGACGCGGCGTTCGGGTTTATTGTACTCACCCCGGCTTGCAACTGGGTATGAGAATGTTAGCGCAATGGCGTCGGCAGCGTCGGGCGATGCCAAACCACGGGCTTTCATGTCTTTTTTCGACTCCAAAAAGATCGAACCTTTGGAGTCCGGCTTCATCATAGGCGAGATTAGGTCAGTTTTCAAGAACCTATCGTTTGGAATGCTGGCCGACTTGAGCCAGTCGCGCATGTCGCCCCAGATTTGCGCCCTCATGTTGCCGTACATGGCCGGATTGCGCGACTTCCAGCCGAAGTTAACACCCTTGATCTTGTACCGCTGCTCTTTTAGCCGGTCCACGATACCCGCCCCCAGGCCGCCCTCGTCAATAAACACCATCGCAGGCTTAAATTCTTCGATGGCCTCGATGACGTGCCCGACCACCGTCATAGTGTCGTCGCCTCGGTGCCTAATGATGCGCACAATGTCCCGCCCTTGCCTAACGGCCAGCACGGTGGCGTCTGCCCCGAACCGCGCTGGGTCCACGCCGATCACAATGGGTGCGCTTGGGTCTTTGTACTGGGGCCGTTTCATGGCGTCGTCCACCACCAAGCTGGAGATGAACTGATCGTCGCCAGCGTTCGGGAACTCGCCGTACACCTCAACGTGCGATTGCGAGGAGTCCGGCCCATATTCATCAATGATTTGCTGATAGACCTGCTTGTCTGTGCCCTCGACCGTTCTTGCGTCCACCACCTTGGTCTGCCAGAACTCACGCTTGCTGTGAAAAGTCTCGTAGAAGTACCCCGTGTTGCGCCGTGGGTTGGAGAACGCCAGCCAGAACCGGTTCGGTGTGTTCTCTGTAAAGAAACCAGCCGTCACCGCCCAGATCGCGTCGTCAATACCGCTGGCCTCGTCAAAGATCACCATTACACCGTCGAAGTTGTGGACGCCCGCGTAGGCGTCTGGGTTCTCTGCTGACCACAGCCGCCCCTCGACGCCCCAGTAACGTGTGCCTTTCTTTAAGTCGCGCTCGACCAGTTCAGTTAACCACTTGGCTGGCATCAACCTAGTGGCTGACACCTCGAACCAGTGCGAGTTGAGCGACATCGCCAGCCACTTGGTGATCTCGGCCCATGTGATACTTCTAAGCTGGCTTTCTGAGTTAGCCGACACGATGGTGGTCGAGCCGATGCGTGTAGACAGCATCCAGATCACGATCCATGACACTAACGCTGACTTGCCAATACCCCGGCCAGATGAGACCGCGTGGCGTAGGGTGTTGAAGTCTACTTGACCCTTGTTCGCTTTGATGTGGTCGCCGATCTGCTGGAGCACCTCGCGCTGCCATTTGCGTGGCCCCGAGAAGTGTTCCAGCGGCGTGCCCTTGACGCCCCACGGGAACGTGTACAGCACAAACGCCAGTGGGTTGTCCTTGTACTGCGGCGACCAGAGCCTGGCCATCAACTCTTGTTCGTCTTCAGCAGAATAGATGGTGGTTTGCATCAGGCGCTTTGTTTGTGTGGGGCCAGCCGTGCTTGTAGCGCTGGTGTGGGTTCGTGTGCTATTACATCGACTACGTCTGCTGCTCTGCGCTCGGCCTCGGCCAGTGCACCAAGAATACTGATCTGTTGGTTGACGTCCACTGTGATGGCCTGCTTGGCCACCCAGCCGTGGACGTTTTGCAGAATAGCCAAGCTGGCCTTGGCGTCGCCCTGTTCGGCTGCTTTGTGCAACTGCTTGGATGCCAGCAACTCCCCGTCGGCGCGTCCTTTTTGTTCGGCCAACTGCGCCACTCTATCTAACTCGCACAACTGCCGGTAGGCGGTGGGCACCATGCCAGCAGCCAACGCTAGGTTGTCACCCTTTAACCCGAGCTTGGCTGCGTCGTAGATGCGGTTAAGCACCGCCTCTGTGGCGCGTACTTCGTTGATGACAAGTGGCAGTGAATGGAAACTCATAGTTGTATGGCCGCGTGGATGCGTGTTGTGATCTTATATCAAAAAAATAAAAATTGTTGCTGAACGCTACGCTACCGTTGGCCCATCCGCTCGGCCCTACCCCCTCCCCCTCAAAGTTTTGTGGGTCATGCGGACTGCCCACAGCAACCAGCACACCCCAACAGCACACTACTGTATGCATATCCACCACTGTATAAACTGTAGTTTGTGGACAATGTGGACAATCTGTTTTTGCATGGTCCACAATGTCCACAAATGCATTGGCCAAAATACGCGGCGCTGTGGGCGCGGTGATTTGTGGACACTGTGGACACTTTGGACGAGCAATTTAAATCGCTGTACCCCTTTTGCCTATTTTTTAAGCAGTTATTTTTTTCTAACATTTCATCTAATAGTCCACAATATCCACAAACCGCCCAAACCCGCATTCCCATTGGCCGCGCATGTGGACCATGTTCGCGCTTTCACGCCGTCCACAATCAATCCACGGCGTCCACAGTTACAAACTGTTACAAATTAGCCGTTGACAATGGGCGGAAATCTCTTACACTCGAAGCTCCCTCGCGGGAAGGTCAAATCACTGTATAAAACGAAAGGTAAACCATGCAAACCGAAATCGAAAAGCTGAAAACACTAGCCGTCGAACAATATGACATCGACGGTGGCGAAATGCTCGAAACCTTCGACGCGGCCGATTACGTGGATTTGATCGCAGAATTCAAAACGGCCGCGGCCGCGTGGGCTTGGCATCTTGGCATCACCGAAGCGCGCCGCGAAGCTGGCGGGTTTTACGAATCTTTTTAATAGGGGCAAAACATGAAATTATCTGAAATCATTGACGCATTGCTTTTCGCCGCGTGCATCGGCGCGCCGTTTGCAGCATTCTTCTATTTTTATGGGGCTTAAACCATGCCAAAAATATCTGTTACTTCTAAGCTGGACGGAATCCGCTCATGGTCCCTGCAAGCGCTGGACACTTGCCCTGGATCGATTGCAAGCCCTGGTGTCTTGGTTGACGCGTGCAAGGGCTGTTATGCCACAACCGGCAATTACGTCTTTGCAAACGTGAAAGCCCCACGCGAATTTAATCGCACGGATTGGGAGCGATTTGCGTGGGTTGACGATATGGTCCAGGAATTGGAAAAAGACCGTTTTTTCAGATGGTTCGATTCCGGCGACGTTTACTCGCTTGCATTAGCAGAAAAGATTCTCGAAGTGATGCAGCGTACGCCCTGGTGCAAGCATTGGTTGCCTACGCGCATGCATAAATTCCCCAAATTCGCTATGGTTTTGCAGGCCATGCAAGCGCTGGACAATGTAATGGTCCGGCCATCTAGCGATTCTATTGTGGGCGAATTTATCGCGGGCTTGCATGGTTCGGTCATTGTTCCTGATTCCCGCGTCAATCCGGACATGGTTACATTGTGCCGGGCCTATGAGCATGAGGGTAAATGTAATGGTTGCCGGGCCTGCTATTCCAAAGACGTGCCGGTAATCGCTTATCCCGCGCACGGCGCGCGCATGGGTAAAGTAATTCGTTTAAAGGTGGCCGCATGAATGAATCACCAATTCCAGGATACAAGCATGACCCACGGCCGGACCGGTACCCCACGCGGGAGACATGGCCACGGCCGGGGACTAAAGGAAATCACAAGGGCAGGCCGGTCCAGCTAATGAAAGTCTGGCATCAGTACTACGCGCTGTTTCAGACCGGACCCTATTCCACAATGGCCGCAAACCTACAAGATTTTGTCGTTTGGCCGTTTCCCGATGCGGCCGGACCGGTCCCATGGACACCCACGGAAATTCGCGCCAGTATGCCGGAGGGCCTGCTATGAAAGTAAAAGAATTTTGGCAATGGTTGATTGACTTGGCCGACGCCACCGACGGCGCGCCGATTGACATGCCAAGCGCGGAACATGCTTTTTTAACCGGGCGAACCGTTGCCCAATACTTGGAGAGTCTCAAATGATCACAATCACTCACGGCCGCGCGTCGTTTACAGTTAAACCGGAAAACGCGCCAGGGATCCATGATTTATTGGCCACAATCGATAAATCAAAAGGCAAAAGGGGCGCGAAGCTGGACCGGCCAAAAGGAATTGATAAGCACAATAGCAGCAAGCGCGATTATCCGATTTTTAACCCGCGCGTCATGCTCACGTCAGACTATGTAACAGCGTATACAGCGTTAAACCATGCGCGCTTACACTTGGCGCCGTGCGCGATCGAACCGGCCGTAAACCGTACGCCAGAGGGATATGATCCCCAAGTGCCGGTGGTGGTGGAAGAGAGTTTAGAATGATAGCGTTAGCGGCCGTTTTAGCCGCGCTGCTTGCGGTACTGTTTAAACTGTAAAAAAGGCCCTTAACGGGCCTTTTCTCATTTGACAGCGCGCAGCGTTGACGGGGGTGGATCTTCTACCATATCGCGCAGTTCGGACCGGCTCATTTCCACCATATCGGGCGCGCAGAAGATATGTTTTTTGGTGTCATATCGGCGCGATTTCAGGCGACCACAATCAATCCATCCGGCTTCTTTCAGGGCGTGCAACAGCGCGCCTTGAACGACTTTAATCGCACCAGGCGCGGACCCTTGCAGGCGGTCGCAGAGGGCGTGCCAGGGCGCGCCAACGACACCCTTAGAGAATTCACCGATGCGGGCGCGCATAAGCTCCACCAAGAACGATTCCGCGCCAGACATGCCCGCTTCAACCATAATCGCTTTGGCTTCGGTCATCATAGGGGGCAGGCCGGGGTTAAACGCGGACACGTCGCGCTGGTGCAGCCATGCGGCCACACGGGACATGCCGCCGGACTTATACCAAGCCCACAGGCCCACGGACTCGGCCGGGGACATGCGACCGGCATCGGACCAGATGACAAACCAACGGCGATCTTCGGTGGGCAGGTTGATCGCGACGCGCTCATTCGAGTAGGCCAGGACAAACAAACGATTGAGGGCCATGTAAGGGTGCAGGCCCTTGCGGTTAATCGGCAACATGTCAGGGGGCGCAGCGATCAGGGGCTTTAATTGGTTTTCCAGGGCGCGGCGGTCCTTAGCCTCGGCTTGGCGCAGTTCGTTGATCACCATCACCTCGGTTTCGAGGGCGTAACCCCATTGGCTGGTCAACTCCTCATTGCGAACAAGGGACACGTTAACCAAGGCGTCGCCACCAATGGCCCACAGGAACGGCGCCCAGAGGGTATCCTTACCGGCACCGGGGGCGCCACCATGCAAAACAGCGTGATTGATCTTGCGGTGGGGGTTTTGGACCTTGAAGGCCATCACGTTCAGGACATGTGCGCGCTCACGCTCATCGGGGACCATGCGCTCAACGTGAGCCAGCCAAGGACCGACATCACCGGCCGTGGCCGGGGGGCGGGCGTCGCGCCAGCGGTTACCGTACACCAGGCCATCACGGGCGCAAAGAATGGACTCGCCGGGGGCGTAGGTCAGGCCCACCAGCGAACGGGCGCCCTTGGCTTGGCGGTGCTCATCGAAACTGGTGGCGGCTTCGATCTTGCCGCGACGGCCGTGGATCGAGTTGCAGCCGATGTGCCGAAAAATGGCATTGAACGTAGCGCGGCTGACCTCGCGGCGCTCTTGCATGTCAAAGTAGGCGTCATCATCTTGCAGGTACGCGAAGCGCTCATACCAGCCCTCTTTCTCGACCCGGCCCAGTTCCTTGCGCTCGACCTCGGCCACGATAGCGGCGGCGGCGTCAGGGTACTCGGGCGTTGGGGCCAGCTTACTGAGGGCTGACTCCATCGCAGCGGCCAGCAGTTCTTCACGCAGGCCGGGGGTGTGCTTGGGGCCACCGTTGTCGGCCACCCATTGCAAGAACACAGACGAATCAAGGTCAATGCAATGCGAGTGCAGGCAGCAAAAGGCGCGGCTGGCGGGCAGGTAGCGGCCCTCGGGGTTGCCATCGGTGTGCTGGGCGCTGTTGGGGCAGATCACGCCAGCCCAGCCCTCCTGATTGGGCTTGGACAGCAGCATACCGTTGTCAGACAGCCACACCATCACGTCGTCAGTGCCATCGTCAGAGATGCGGATCGGGCGGTAGGCGTCCTCGGCTTGGCCAGGTGTCACGTTCAGGGCGGCACATATCTGCTCAAGGGTGAAGTCACGCTCGGGATGAAACTCCACAAGCGTAGACGCAAATTTATCGCGGCCAGGTTTTAAGTTGATCGAGCCGGGGATACGGAAGTTACGCACAGCGTTGATTGCGCCTTTGTCGGTGTAACCCGCATCGGCAATGGCTTGGATAGCGGCGCTGAACTCGGCCTTGGTGGGCTGCTCGCTGAACACATAGCCCCACTGAAACGAGCCGGGGCTGGTCTCGATCTTCCATGTCGGCTCAAGCGGCGGGATGTTGGGGGCTTTCTCAAGGTCGCCCACGTCGTCCAGCACCATCACCAGCACGTACTCGCAAGCGGCGGCGCTGGCGCTGGGGTGGCCATCCTTGAAGCGGTCGATGATGAAGCTGGCGGTGTTGCCGTAGATGGCCCACTCGGGCTTGACCTTGGCCGTGGGCAGCATGGCGGGCCAAGTAGCCTTGATAGCCCCGTTGGCGTGGAACTGCATCTCGCCCTCTTTAAGCTGGGGCTTTTGCCGTACCAGCAAAAAAGTTTCGCCTTCCGGGGCAAGTCTGGTAATATGCTCTACGAAATCTTTCACGGGTTTCTCCTTTAGTTGGAACTTCAGCCCCGGCCTAACCCGCCGGGGCTTTCTTTTTGAAAATTTTATTTAAGTTTACGAGTAGCGGGTGGTGATTACACCTTCAGCGGCCAAGGGCAGGCCAGCCGCCCATGCAGGCGGTGTGCACATGATCTTGTGGATTTCAGCGCTCACGGCGTCAGCTATGTCTTCACGACACTCGACGACGATCTCGTCGTGAACGTGCAGCACCACGTTATAAATTTGACGCAGCGCGTGACGTAAGATGTCGTGCGCTGCGGCCTGCGTGACGTTCTCGCAAGCCAGTCCACGCCACAGACGGGCGCGGGGCCACTCCTTGGCGTCAGCGGCGGGCTTCCAGGCTGCTTTGGTGTACGTCACGTTGCCTTCATCATCAAATTTGGCGTTGGGGTAGCACAGCACCCGACCGGAGGGCAAAGCATACCAGAGGGTCTGACCGTCGAACAAGTACACAACACGCCCGGCCTTAAATTCATGCCCTTTGTTTCTCATGGCCCGAAGGTAAGCGTTTTCCAGTTGCTGGCCATGCGCCTGCGCCCACGGGTTAGCCCTGCGCCAGCCGTCTACGGCACGCTGCACCTCGCCCGGTGACAGCCGGATACCGTAGGCTCTGCCGAACACCTCGAACGCCCCAGCGCCACCCAGAAACCCAAGGGCCAACTCTTGCACCTTGCCCACCTGACGCTGGTCACCAGCGACGTCTTCGTAAGGCACACGAAAGGTGGCGGCTGCGTTGACTTTGTACGGGTCAAGGCCCGAGCGGAACACATCCAGCTTTTGCTCACCTGCTGGGCAGTTGGACAGCCACGGGTGCACACGGCCCTCGATGGCTGACCAATCGTAGGCGATCAGGACGTGGCCGGGCTTGGCGATCAGCGCGGGCCGGAGCATCCCTTTGAGCACATCTGTGATACGTTTACCAAATCTTGGTGTGATTGCGTGTCCACGCACCATAGCGTGGCGTACTTCATCAGGGTCTTTGGCGCATTTGCGGGTAAAGTTGTGAACTTGCGCACCGTAGCTCGACGCACGTCCGGTGGCAGCCCCTCCAGCAAAAACGAAAGCGCCTCGGACTCGGTGATCCTCTTCATCGGCGAGGTTTGCAAGCCGGTTGAACTTCGCAACCGAAGACGCCCAGAGGTCGTCCGCGCATTGAATAACGTCTGCAACATGGGCCGGAATCTCATCGGGGTCTTCCATCGCAAGCAAGTTAGCCCGCACAGTCTTGTCAATCGAATACTTCTCGCCAGTCCACATCAGCTTTTTGGCTTCAGGCCCGACGCGCTCCAGCACCCACTCGCGCATCTTAGGCGACCTGACGCTGGTGATCACGCCTTCGGTCACCTCGGACACGATCTGTTGAATCTCCACCGTTTCGTCAGCGGAGTATTTGACAGCGGCCTGGCACAGCGGCACGTCTACCAACACGCCACGGTCGTTGATGCGCTCGTTGGTGTGGTAGTCGGCTAGTTCATCAGCCGATAGTGGCCGCAGGGCTTTGCTAACGGCACGCATGGCTTTGACGTCCATCTCGCAATACTCGACCATCTCTTGCATCAGGGCGGCGTCCTCACGGAACTGGCCGTTGGCCTGCGGGATCGACAGCAGCCGGATCAGTTGTGCGCCCCGGTGGTCTTTACGCATGTCAGCGCCAGCAAAGCGGCCCACGTCTTCTAATGAACCAGGCGCACAGTTGGCGCGGGCTTGTGCTGCGGTGCAGTACCAGCTTGCAAGCGGCGGCGTAGGCACGCCAAAGTCAGGGCATAGGACGTACTCGGTTATCAGACGGTCAAAGCCTGCATTGTGCGCACGAATCTGGCCACCGTTTTTGAAGTGGTCTGACATACGCTGCGGAAATGGTTGGTCGGGCAACCAAGTCTGTACATCCTCGTCGTCAAACGCATACGACAGGCAAAGTATTTGCGTCGATGCATCTTTGCTGTAGTTATAAGCCCCGCGTGCCTTGAGATCGCAGCGACTGCGACTTTCATAATCTAGCCAAAGGATCGTCATACAAACCACCACACGTAACCATACGCAGGCCGCCCGCGTTTCATTGCGCCACTTATGCCACCGGTATGTTTACCGCGCAATGCAATTTCGGCAGCAATCTGGCTTTCAAAAGTCACAATTTCTTTAGTGCGCAGATTGATGCCCCGCGTACGTTTTTCAGGCCGAACGCGTCGCCCTGCTGCAAGAGCGTGCGCCACGTTTTCTTTACGTGTAACCCACTCCAGATTTTCTACGCGGTTATCACGCTTTAAAAAGTTTTTGTGGTTGACTTCGCGGTAGTTGTATGGGTTCGGTACAAAAGCCAATGCCACCAACTGATGTATTGTTTTTACTACGCGGCTTTGCTTGCCGCCCGAGTACAGATGAACGCAAACATATCCGTGGTTCATGATGTTGGGTTTTAAAAATAAATTGGTGCGTTTTGACAGCACGCGCCCCCAATCACTTACCTCATATCGCCCCTCATAGCCGGGGATGGCTTTCCAAACTTCTTGCATAATTTCCAAACAAAAAGCCCTGTTC